TGCGAGGTCGTGCAGGTCAGATTGTAGGTACAGGTTTCTCTGGTAAGAAAACACAGCTTGGCGTCAAGATGAGTACCACAGTAAAGAAAGTTGGTTGCTCTAACTTAAAAACTTTGATTGAAGAAGATAAGTTACTCATCAATGACTATGATACCATCAGTGAACTAACAACTTTTATTCAAAGAAAGCAGTCTTTTGAAGCAGAAGAAGGTTGTAATGATGACCTTGCGATGTGCTTGGTTATCTTCGCATGGCTTGTAGCGCAGGATTATTTCAAAGAAATGACGGACAATGATGTCCGAAAAAGAATTTATGAGGAGCAGAAAAACCAGATCGAACAGGACATGGCTCCGTTTGGGTTTGTATCTGATGGACTAGGAGAAGTCGGTGGTGAACTAGATAGTAACGGTGATCGCTGGTATACCGATGAGTATGGTGACCTTAGTTATATGTGGGAGTTCCAATGATTGATCCAAAATGTTTAAAAGGTGAAACCGTTTTGGGACACGATACTCGTGGTTTCATAATGCCTTGTTCTTGGTGTGCAAGTATAATTGGAGATGAGGAACTTAAATCCTTAGTTAAAGACCACCTAAAAATATCAAATGTAGATTCTGTTGAACAAATTATTAATTCTAAAGAATGGAATGAATTTTTTAGAGTTCTGAAGGAGCAACCAGAAGATGCTCCACAAATATGTAAATTGCTATGCAAAACTGGATATGAAGTTAAGAAATACGATCAATATTGATACTACCAATAAATGTACTTTAAAATGTCCAGCTTGCAATCGACAAGTTAGACATTCGGATGGTAAAGTCCCTGGCGATGATATTTCTCTAGATGATTTTAGAAAAGTCGCTAAGTACTTTGATGCAGTTCATTTAAATGGCCAACTTGGCGACCCTACTTTACATAAAAATTTTCACACTCTTTTAGAAATTTGTATTGAAGAAAATACGAATCTTATTATTAATAATGCATCCACTTTTAGATCATATGCTTGGTATCTAAAGGCATTCAATCTATCAAAGAAAGGTAATATTAAATGGATTTTTGCAATTGATGGTCTTCCTGAAGATAGTCATAAGTATAGAATTAATCAGGACGGCAAAAAGTTGTATAAAATGATGCAACTTTGTTCTAGTATGGGAATTGAAACTCAATGGAATTACATCATATTCAATTATAATGAAGATGATATAGAGACTGCCAAAAAAATGGCTAGATCTATTGGAGTAACATTTAATTTAATTAAATCTGCTCGTTGGGAAAAGGAAACTGGAATGGATAAGTACAAACCAAGTGATCCAAAAAATCATTTAGAAAGAGACTTCTTTGATTACTACCATAAAAAACCTAGGATTTTATAAATAATTTTAGTCTAAAATTAGGGTTACCGCAGGGGAGTTCAGAATGGCACTTCAGTTAGCATCTCCAGGCGTTCAGGTTAGGGAGGTAGATCTAACTCGCGGTGGTGTTGATACAACTATCAACGTCAAGGCGGGTATCGCAGCACCTTTCCAACAGGGTCCTGTAAATGAGATCGTAACTATTACAAATGAGAAGGAGCTCGTAGAAGTTTTTGGAGAACCAAGTTCTTCGACAACGGATTATCAATACGAGTCTTGGTATGCATGTTCAAACTTTTTGTCCTATGGAGGACAGTTGGACGTTGTACGTTGTGGTGGTGGTGATCTAAACAACGCAAACGTTGCAGTTGGATCATCAGCTCAGTCATCCTTGCTGATCGAAAACTACGACGATTATAATAATAACCATCTATCCGATACTAACTGGTATTGGGCAGCAAAGAACCCAGGCAATTGGGCACAAGAGTTGAAAATTGTAGCAATTGACGCTGCAGCAGACCAAAGAATTACTGGTATTCTTACTACTAGCATTCCATCGACATCCTTTACTACTGCAGTATCTGCAGCTGCAACTGTTGGTATTGGTTCTACCCTAATTTTCCTAGATGATTATGCTGGTATTGCAACTGGTCAGACAGTTGAACCAGTAACCGGTGTTATCGGTACTGGAGTAACAGTTCTCACCCTAGCAAATGCAAGTGGTAATGCTGTAGCAGGCGCTGGTGAAGCAGTCGCAGGTGTTCTTCTTGCTACTGCATCAATCAATGCTGGTACTATTACAGATCAGACGCTGAACTTCGGTGAGTATACTACAAGTTATAGTAACTTCCAAATTCAAGCAGGTTACGCTGTAACTCAAACACTAGACGGAACACAAATCGGTATCGGTACTACATCTGATGCTAACGGTTATCTGAAGGGTGTCGTTACTGGTGTTGGTGCAAGTTTCATTGATATCAAGGTTACTTCCTACATCTCCGGTCTAGGAACTGCTACTAACATTGATTACCAAGAAAACTCCTTGTATGAGTTCAAGGTAGGTGATGGAAAGCAGATTGGTATTTCATCGTTTACACTTGGTGACGTTGGTATTCTAACTGGTACTCCTGCTAAGCAAGACTGGTATGATCAGCAAAATCTTCTAACCAGTGTTGCTGATGGTGGTTCTGATCCTGTTACCGTTTCTTGGAGATCTGTTCTTCCAAAACCAAGAACAAACGTTTATGTTTCTGGTAGAAACGGTCGTTTTGATGGACTAAACGTTGTAGTTGTTGATACTGACGGTAAGGTAACTGGTACTCCAGGTAGCATCCTTGAGAAGTTTGGTAACCTATCGAAGGCAGCAGACACTGAAGTTTCTCCGAATAAGTCGGTTTACTACAAGTCTTACCTTGCAGATAATTCCAAGTATATCTACGCTGGTATTTCGCTAGTCAACGCAACAGATAGTTTCCACAATACTGCTCCAAGAGTAGTTGGTTTCCAAACTGCTACCGAAGTTGGTCTAAAGGGAACTGCAGCTGGCGCATGGGGTCAGGATGCACAGAATGTTGTATTCAACGGTCTAGGCAACGCTTCTTACGTTACTAAGATTGGTCGTGATTACTCGGGTGTAGGTAACTTCAACGCTCCAGTTGGCGACGTTCTAACATCTTACGATAAACTAGCAGATCCAGTCAATTCTGATATCAGATTCCTTCTACAAGGTGGTGCATCTGGTACTAAGGAAGAAGAGCAAGCAAAGGCAAACAAACTAATTTCGATCTGCGAAACACGTAAGGATTGCGTTGCATTTATCTCACCAAACCGCGATAGTTTGGTTAATATTACCAGCGAGAGCACACAACTAAACAATGTTCTTTCGTTCCACGCACCTATCACATCTTCTTCTTATGCAGTTCTAGACGCTGGTTACCAGTACGTCTATGACCGCTTCAATAAGAAGTTCCAATACATGCCTTGCTCCAATGATGTAGCAGGTCTATGCGTCAGAACCGATAGAGATCAGTTCCCTTGGTTCTCCCCAGCAGGCACAAATCGTGGTTCCTTGAACTTCGCAGTCAAACTTGCATTCAACCCTGGTCAGGCATCTAGAGATCGCCTATACAGCAATAGAATCAACCCAATCATTTCTAAGACTGGTGCTGGTATCTGTCTGTTCGGTGATAAGACCGCACTTGCATACGAAAGTGCATTCGATCGCATCAACGTTCGTCGTTTGTTCATCACCATTGAGCAAGCAATTGAGAACGCAGCACAAGCACAACTCTTTGAAATCAACGATGCTGGAACTAGATCCAACTTCGTCAATATCGTTGAACCTTATCTACGCGACGTGAAAGCGAAGCGTGGTATCTATGACTTCCTAGTTGTTTGCGACGATACAAACAACACACCTGATGTGATTGATCGTAATGAATTTATTGCTGACATCTACGTCAAGCCAGCAAGATCGATTAACTTCATCGGTCTAACATTCGTAGCGACGAGAACGGGAGTTGCGTTCTCCGAAATCGTCGGCACTGTTTGATAAAGGAGGACACAATCAATGGCTATTCAAAACACCAACATCTTCAACACGCCAAACAACGAAAGAACGATTGACTCCTTTAAGAGTCGTCTCCTTCAAGGTGGCGCACGTTCTAACCTGTTTGAGGTTGAACTTAACTTCCCATCTGGTCTCGGCATTTTTGATGACGAGGCACAGGACACCACTTACCGTATGATGGTCAAGGGTGCTCAGCTACCTGCTTCCAACATTCCTGAGGTTATCGTTCCTTTCCGTGGACGCCAACTCAAGGTAGCAGGCGACAGACGCTTCGATCCATGGACAATCACAGTCATTAACGACGGTGACTTCAAACTCCGTGAAGCGTTTGAGCGTTGGGCAAACTATATCATCAAGGTATCCGATGGTTCTGGTACAACTAACCCTGCAGATTACTTCCAGGATTGGGTTGTAACTCAACTAGGCAGATCTCCAACCAACCTAGACACACCTGGTTCGGAAAATGGTTCTCCAATTCCTGTCCAGCGTGCATACAAGTTCTACGGTTGTTGGCCAAGTAACGTAAGTGCAATTAACTTGTCTTACGATGAGCAAGACCAGATTGAAGAGTTCCAGGTTACCCTACAAGTTCAGTGGTGGGAAGCATACACTGGCGATAATCAGAATTCTGTCGTCTGATAAATAGACGAAAGAACCCTAGATAGGTAGTAATGGCGAGACTTTTTGGTTTTGAAATTGATGATAGTGATGAAAAGAAGTCTAAGAGTATAGTCAGTCCTGTTCCTCCTAACAACGAGGACGGGTCTGACTATTATCTTCAATCGGGTTTCTATGGTCAATTTGTAGACATTGAAGGTGTCTATAAAAGCGAGTTTGATCTCGTTAGAAAGTATAGGGATATGGCGTTGCACCCAGAGTGCGACCAAGCAATCGAACAAATCATCAGTGAGGCAATCGTATCTGACTTGAATGATAGTCCAGTTGAGATTGATCTGGATAATCTAGAAGTCAGTACATCACTGAAGAAAGTAATTCGTCAAGAATTTAAATACATCAAAGATCTCCTGCAGTTTGATAAGAAAGCACACGAGATCTTCCGTAACTGGTATGTGGACGGCAAACTATACTACCAGAAAGTAATCGATCTAAAGAAACCTGACGCTGGTCTTCAAGAAGTTCGTTACATTGACGCATTGAAGATTAAGTTCATGCGTATTAAGAAGGACGATGGTAAAGTTCTTCCTACCAATGCTACAGCAAAGGATTCTCCCAATCAACCAATTAAGGACGCAGAAGTTACAGAGTTCTATACTTACTACCCTATGGGTGTAAAGGCAGGTGCTTATGGTTCTCTGCAGGGGCAGGGTGTAAAGATTGCTAAGGATGCTGTTACCTATGTGACCTCCGGTCTAGTAGATAGGAACAAGCACTTGAACCTATCCTATTTGCACAAGGCAATCAAGGCACTGAATCAACTTCGGATGATTGAGGACAGTCTGGTTATCTACAGACTGTCTCGTGCTCCAGAACGTCGTATCTTCTACATCGACGTTGGTAACCTACCTAAGGTCAAGGCAGAGCAATACCTGCGTGACGTTATGAGCAGGTATCGCAACAAGTTGGTCTATGACGCTAGTACTGGTGAGATCAAGGACGACAAGAAGTTCATGGCTATGCTAGAAGACTTCTGGCTTCCTAGACGTGAAGGTGGTCGTGGTACAGAAATTTCTACTCTACCTGGTGGTCAGAACCTTGGCGAACTGACTGACGTTGAATACTTCCAGAAGAAACTATACAGAGCACTATCACTTCCCGACAGTAGAATTGGTGGTGAGCAAGGTTTCAACCTTGGTCGTTCCAGTGAAATCCTACGCGACGAACTGCAGTTCAGTAAGTTTGTTGGTCGTTTGAGAAAGCGTTTCTCAGCACTGTTCCTTGATCTACTGAAAACTCAGTTGATCCTCAAGAACATTGTAACGCCAGATGACTGGGATTGTATCTCTGAGCATATTCAGTTTGACTATCTGTATGATAATCACTTTGCTGAACTGAAGGAAGCAGAACTGATGAATGAGCGTCTGAATCTAATGGTACAGATCGAACCATACATCGGCACATACTATTCTCGTGATTATGTAAGGCGTAAGATTCTTCGCCAGACTGATGAGGAGATCATCGACATGGATGAGGAAATGGAATCCGAAAACGAGCGTGGTATCGGTGTTCCATTGGAAACTCAAAACCAAATCATGCAGGGTCAGATGCAGAATGATTTGGGTATGCAACAAATGGAACCTGACCTAGAAGGTGCAAAAGGTGGAGATTCTACTGCAGCACCTGAGATTAATATCAAGAAAGCGAAGATCTAAATAAATAAATACAGGCATTTTAGGAGATTATGGATTCTGCCGAACTAATTGATGTGATTGCCAGTGGCGAAACTTCGTCATCTGAAATTTCTGACTATATCAAAGGACTACTTCATACAAAGGCAAGCGAAAAAGTCGCATCCCTAAAACCATCAGTTGCTGCTGGTTTGTTTGGGGCAGAAGAGGATGGAGAAGAAATTGAAGAACCTGAAGTAACACAAGAACCAGAAGAGGAAGAATGAGCGCTTCACAACCAATTAAACAGGTCCAAGACTTGGGAATACTAGCATCTAACAATGCTACTCGCGTTGTTGGTGATAACTTTACTATCAGAACAGGTATTATTCACGCAGCAGCTTCTTCTGGTAAAGATGGCGGACATATCGGTGTATGTAATACTACTACATCGAATGTTGGTGTTAGTTCTATTCATGTAAATAAAGGCGATGACATTCTCTTTAGATTTAGTCATCCTACTTCTTCAATAATTACTGGTATTGAAACTGGTTCTACAACAACTTTAATCGTAGAATCACAAGGTACAAAATTTACTGTAAAAGATTGTTTAACTCTTGAAGGTTCTTCGGTAGCAATTTATAACACAACTTTGAGACACGTACAAATCAATTCGATTACATACGGTCAAAGGTGGAATGACTATCAGACTAAAATTGTTGTTGATGCAGACACCAGCACTGGTCATGCAGAGTTTATCGGTGTTGCTACAGCATATAAATCTGTAATTCCTCTTATGAAGGGTGAAAGTAGCAATGGTTGTGAAATGTTCATCAGCGAGGTACAACTAGGATGAAACTAATCTCAGAAGAAATCGAATCAGTCGAAATTATTACCGAAGAAACTGAAGAAGGTAAGAAGACTCTTTACATCCAAGGTCCATTCCTGCAGGCAGAAGTAGTAAACCGCAATAGGCGTTGCTACCCACTTCAGACAATGGTCAATGAAGTTAAGCGTTACACTGATACCTTTGTTTCTAAAGGTCGTGCTCTAGGTGAACTAGGTCACCCCGATGGTCC